TTTAGATGATAAAATAGAAAAATCATTTGCTCACATTTTAAAAGGTGTAGCTCCAGGTGTTTTAACTAGTGGATCTAAAGTTATCAAAGGACTTAGAAATGACGTGTCTGGTTCAGGTAAACCTATTTCTTTGCAAGATGAATTAATAGCTTTGCTTTCTGGAATTAGAATTATAAGAATTGATGCAAAGAAAAATTTAAGATTTTACGCTGCAGAAATGAATAGATTAAATAGAGCTGCTGATGAAACAGAAAAATTTTATAAAAGTCAAAATTATATGGATAGACCTCCTTCTGTAATGACAGGAGAATTTCAACAAATGCAAGATGAGGCTTTTAGAATTCAAAAAGAATTTTATATTAGATTAAAAGATTTAGAGCTTTTAGATTTAGATAAACCTACAATAAGAAAAATATTAAAAGACGCTAGAATGTCTAAAAAAATGATAGGTAATTTAATGCGTGGTGAATTTACACCTATTAATTTTTCTGAACCAAGATTTAAAACAAAAGTTAAAAACATTGAAGAACTTGTTGATAGAATGAATAAAAAAGATAAAGATAATGTTAGAGTTGTNAATAAAGACTTTTTATACCCTAAAGCTGAATTTAGAAGAGTAATTCAAAATAATAGAAATAAAAGATTTTTTCCTTATGATGCACCTTATGATCCAGGTAAACCTAAAGAAGAAAATAAACCAGGAGCAATAAGAACATTTCTTGGAGACAAGATACCTTTTATTGGAAAAGGTAGTCCAATTAGTGGTTTTGGTAAACCTAATAATAAACTTCCAACCCCTCCTTTACCGGAGACACCTCAGCCTAAAGTTCCTAAGGTTTCACAAAACGTGAACCCTGCTACAAACTTGACAAGAACTGAAACTGCTTTATTATCCCCATCTGAACAAGTAATAAAACAAAAAATTTAATATGGCTATACAACCTAAAAATACCAGAGAACATATCTTATCATTATACGGTCATGTGACCGGAGTTAAAAAAGATATTTCTCAAATTAAAAATAATCATTTAAAACATATGCATGAAGATATTGAAAAATTGGGTGGTAAGGTAGATAAAATCTACTGGGTATTATTAGCTGCGGTGGGGACTGTGGCCTTATTCTTTTTTGATAAGTTACTAACTTAAATCCAATCTCTAAGATCTTCTCCTAAAACTTCAGAAGCAATATTAATTTTTTTACGTAAAGCTTTTACAATTTTCTCATCAACAGTTTCTTCTGCCATAATATCAACATAAGTTACTGATTTCTTTTGGCCTATTCTGTGTGCTCTATCTTCTGATTGTAATCTTTTCTCAAGATCATAACCGTTTGAATAATAAACAACTGTGTTTGCCTGTGTTAACGTGATCCCATATCCACCTGTTTGTGGAGTGCCTACAATGAACCTACATTTATCATCTTCTTGAAACTTCTTAATATTAGGTTGCCTATGTTCTTGTGCCGTGAGTCCATAATAATCAACCACGGAACCCGGACCATGGACCTTTTCAATAGACTTTATAATTTTTTTAATGTCATGTTGATAATGAGCCCATATAATAGCTTTACCTTCTATCTCTTCTAAAACGTCCATTAATTCATTTAATCTATTACTTTTTACTTCTTGAACTGAACCATCATCAGCAACAAAATGACCACAAGTAATTTGATGTAGTCTCATTAATTGAGTTAATACAGATACAGATGTAACTTGTTTACCATTTAAAATAGCTAAAGCTTTTTCTTTCATAGACTTGTAAACTTTTTGTTGTTCTGTTGTTAAAGATATATTTCTTTTAATATAGATTTTATCTGGCAGGTCTAAACAATCTTCTTTTAAAACTCTGTAAGAAAAGTTTTTTAAAGTATCAGAAAGTTCTCCTAAATTTTTAAAGTTACTAACAATTTGTATTTGTCTGCCGTGCATATGTAGTGTTTTCATTTCAGCATATCTATTTCTAAAAGCGTAGTATGAAGTAAAATCTAACAAGTAAGGGTGTAAAAATTCACATTGAGAGTATAAGTCTAAGGGATTTTTAGTAACAGGAGACCCTGTCATAATTCTTCTATACTTAGCTAAGTGACTTAAGTCAGTTATATTTTTAGTTCTTTTAGCTTTAGGGTTTTTTATTGTAGTTGATTCGTCAATAGCCACTAATGATTTATGAGATCTTAAAAATTTTTTAGCAAACTCTGTACCTTTTTCTGTACTAAAAGCTTCAACATTCATAATTAAAATATGTAAGTCTTCCCCTGTTTCAAACAAAGTATCTAGCTTTTCTTTTTGTTTTTTATTAATATTTGGTTGCCATAAAACTGACACACTTTCAATATGGTTTGGTAAATGTGTGGGTAATTCTTGATTATACCAAGTACCTATAACTCCTTTTGGAGCAACAATTAATGCTCCGTCTACTCTACCTTTGTCGTAAAGCATAGCTAAATTATCAATTAACACTTTAGTTTTCCCTGTACCCATTTCCATAAAATAGGCAAAGTTATCTTTGTTCCAAGATTTTTCTAAAGCAGTAAGCTGATGCTTATATGGCTTTGTCTTAAATTTATAATTCATACTTCTTTCTATTGACATACTATATAATAAAGCTTATATGTTTGTCAATGCCAGAAAGTATAAATTATTCAGAAATTAAAATAAATAAGGAATCTGTCGTACATGTACTACAAGAAATTGCAGGTACTAGAGATGGTCGTCCAANAATAAATATTATGGGTGCAACGGGTTATGGTAAAATAAAATTTTTACTAGACGAAAGAGCACAAATGATATTTTCACCTGGACCANTAATCTTAAAGTTAAAAAGATTATTGAAAGACTTTCGACAAGAGGATTATTTATTACTAACTGGCGATCCCGCTTTAATATGTGTTGCCAGTTGTGTAGTTACAGACTTGACAAATGGTAAATTTAATTTATTAAAATGGGACAAACAAGAAAGAAAATACTATCCAATTGAGATAGACATTTATAATAAAGGAGAAATACATGAGTCAAATCAACTTTGAAAAAGATAAAGAAGATCTGTTAAATAAAACAGATAACATTCAGTCTTTAGCAGATCAGGTTCAAACACTAGAATCTCTAGACACTGACATAAAGGAAACTGAAAATCAGTTAAAAGAAAAGAAAAAAGAATTAGAAAGATTGTCGGGTGAAGTTATTCCTACAATGCTTTCTGAAATGGGTCTATCAGAATTAAGACTTCAAGATGGATCATCCATAAAAGTTTCAACGTCGTATAGAGCACACATAAGTGTGGCTAATAAAGAAGCGGCGTTTAACTGGCTTCGTAAAAATGGATTAGGGGATATAATCAAAAACGAGATATCCGTATCCTTTGGTCGCAACGAAGATAACAAGGCGGCTGATTATGCCGAACTTGCAAAAGGTCAAGGGTTTCAACCGACACAAAAGTTGAAGGTTGAACCCATGACTTTGAAAGCGTTAGTCCGTGAACGTATCGAGGCAGGTAAAGAAATGCCAACGGAAATTTTTGGTGTATTCACTGAAAATAAAACAACAATAAAAAGGAAACAATAACCATGAGTCAAGTACAAAAAAAAGAAAATGCAGGTGCATTAGCTACAAACTTATTTGAAGCAGATGCAAATGCTGGCTCTCAAAACATGGCGCAAGAAGATCTTGCATTACCATTTTTGAAAGTCTTAGGACAACTATCTCCTGAAGTAAACAAAAGGGATGGGAAGCATGTCGAAGGTGCAGAACCAGGCATGATTCTCAACACTGTCACAAATGAAATTTTTGATGGTGATAAGGGGATAGATGTTTTGCCAGTATACTACAAAAGACAACTTGTAGAATGGCAAGACAGAGGTGAGAGCAAAGGAGCTCCTGTAGCAATACATGAAGCTAGTAGTGATATTATGAGTAAGACTACAAGAGATAAGTCTTACAAAGATAGATTATCAAATGGTAATTATATCGAAAACACTGCAAATCACTTTGTTATTTTGCTAAGTAAAAGCCCAACAACAGCTTTGATTTCTATGAAAGCTACTCAATTAAAAGTGAGTAGAAAATGGAACTCAATGATGATGGGTTTGAAAATGCAAGGTAAGGACGGCTTATTCACACCGCCAACATATAGCCACATTTATAAACTAAAAACAGTTCAGATGTCTAACGACAAAGGAACTTGGTTTGGTTGGGATGTGTCCACAGTTGGACCAGTTCAAGATAAAGGAGTTTATGAGATAGCGAAAAATTTTGCAGCTAGCGTAAGCAAAGGCGAAGTTCAAGCTAAACCAGAAACTGAAGAATCACCTAAAGCTAGGAAAATAAACTTATAGTTTCCTGCGGGAATAACTGAGGCGGTGATGGGAGACTGGATCCGCCTCGCTTTATTTATATGAACAAAGTGAATGACAACGCGCCAAAGACGTATGAAGATTGGTTAGATACTGATCATATTATTATACCATGTGAGAACAAACGATCCGTGGTTAAAAAATGGTCAGACATCAATTTTAAAATTACGAAAGAAGAATGGAGATCAGAACACGTAAACAAACAAATGGGTTTACGTTTAGACAAATACATTGATTTAGATATTGATAATGACTTTGTAAAATATTTTACAGATTATTATATTAAGAAATGTGGCGCTATATTTGGAAGAAAGAACAGTCCAACAAATCATTATTTATGGGCTGGCACAGCTAAACCTAAAAAATTTATATTACCAAAAGATTTACAAAAAATTTATGAAAAATATGCTCACGGAGCTACGCTTTGTGAGATAAGACATGACATTCAACAATATACTTTAGTACCGGAAACAAAATACCATACAACAAACGAACCAATTGAATGGGAACATTTTGAAGGTATCCATGAATATACTGGTGACTTACAAATGGATGTAGGTAAGTTAGCTTTATCTACAGCGCTTTGTATTATCTATCCTGATAAAGGAGATAGAGATAATTTCTGTACAGCAATAGCAGGAGTTTTACTAAACCATACAAAATGGAAACCTGAAGACATCGATGATTTTATTTATCGTATTGCTGTAATAGCAAAAGATCACGACCCAGATAAAAGAAATAACAAAGGTACATCACACGCTAAAGCACAGAGAAAATTAGGAATGCCAACGATTGCACAATCTGTTGGAGATAAGTGTAGTGTATCGGCTATTCAAACTTTATTCAGTTGGGTAGGTATTACGAACGAAGCAGTTGAAGGTCAAGCTGCAATAGGAGATATCATAGAATATGGACAGAATAGATATCTTGTAAAAGTAAATGCGGTTGTTAATGATAAACCAAAGCAAGTTCAAATCATAGTATCGGGTCCAACACTTATGAAACAACATTTGTTTTACGATGAAGTTATTAGTCAAGCTTCTGTATGGGTTCCTAAAATGAAACCCGTTGAATTTGAAAAGATAATGCGAGCAAAATATGAAGCAAGAAGCAGATCTGAAAATTATGTTGAAGAAGCAAATGAGAACTTAAAATTTAAAAAATATTTTAAGTCTTATATTAGAAAAGAAAAAGCTTACACAGATAAGAAAGAATTATACAATCATAAACTTCCCTATTTTGATTTGGGTAAGAGCTCAATACAATTTAATCTAGATATGTTTGAAGATTATTTAGAAAGTCAAAAGATAAATATGAAACGAGTAGATCTTGTTATGAAAATTCAAATGATTTTAGAAGGTAAGAAGATACACGGTAAAGATCCAAACAATAAATCTTTTGTATATTGGAAGATAGATAAACCAGATATTGACAAGGAAGATATTCTTGTTGAAGGAGAAGTTGTAGAGGAAGTAAAGCAAATAGATTATGAAGCCTAAATTTATATCAGGTCCTCCGGGAACAGGGAAAACAAATTTTTTTATTAGGGATAAATATATTGAGCTTATTAATAAATANGGTCATGANAATATAATTATTTTATCTCACACTAATACTGCAGCAGATGAGATTAAAGATGTTATTTTAGATATACCTTTGATGAAGGAAAAGGGAGTAAGGAAGAAAGCTTTAGAGTATAAAATCTGTACCATTCATAAGTATTGTAAAGGTAAACTATTAAGAAAAGATGTTTTTGATTACCAAGATCATTTAAATTTAACAATTGAAAATGCTCTATTTAATAGAGTTAAAATAAATCCTTCAGATGATTTAACTAAGAAACATCCTTTTTATAAATTTTTAAATGATGCTCATGGTCATGGTTATCATAATGATTTAAAAAACTTTTGGTTTAAAACAAACAGAAATAGTTATTGGCCTTATGATTTTAAAATCATAACAGAACTTAAAGAAGTTTATGATGATTATAAAGAAAGAGAACGTATTCATGATTTTGTAGATATGATTCAAGATTTTATAACAGAAGCAAAGACACCAGAAATAGATGCTTTAATTATAGACGAAGCTCAAGACAGTAATGTACCACAGATTGAAGCTATAAAGAAAATGTCAACTAATGTAAAAGATGGAAATTTTTATATGGTAGGGGATGCTGATCAAACAATCTTTGAGTTCTCAGGATCAGACCCAGAGTATTTTCACAATTTATCAAAGGATGCAGAAGAATTAGAGAATGGTAAAAGATGTGGCGAAACAATTAATAATATTTGTAAACAGATTATAAAACCTATTTGGAATCACTATGGTTATGAAAGAACTTGGACTCCTGCTATATACACTGAAAGACATTTACAACAGGGGAAGATAGAAGAAGGGTTTAAAGTAGGAGACACTATTAAAGGTAAAAGTTTTTATCTACCCAATCTTACAGGGTCAAGTGCACTAGATTATCTTTTAAATAAAATTCAAGAAACAAAACAAACATTCTTATTTACTTACCGACAGACACCAGGTGATCTAAGAGTGAGACAGTTCTTTAAACAGAACGCTATAGAATTTTCTCATGTAAAAAATCAAGCGTATGTTTCTAAAAAAGAAATAAAATGTCATTATCTTTGGCCTAAGTTTCTGGCAGGAGAACCTATGAGTCTTACACAGATAAAAGCTTTTTGGGATTACATGGGGAGTAAAGTAATAGTTAGAGGTAAGTCAAAAGACAAAGACCCTTTTAAAGATTGGATTAAAAAAGATTATACTGTTGATTATTTAATTAAAGAAAAGTTTTTAAAAGAAGATGCAAGACAACATGATAGTTATGATCTTGTTAGAAAGAAGACAGATGAAGATAGATTAATTTATATCAATAGGATTATTAAAAAAGGTTTTGATTTTGATGGAGATGTCAGAGTTAAATACGGCAACATACACGATGTTAAAGGACTAACGTTTGATAACGTTATTGTAGATGAAAGTTTACATCGTCCTGAAAACTACTTTACCCAACTAAGATTAAAGTACACTGCTTACAGTAGAGGTATCTTTGATTGTTGGACATTATCAACCCATTCAAAAAGTAAAAGGAGGTTAGGAATAAGATGAGCGCATACAAAAAACAAATTGGAGGATCACATTATAAATCCATGGTCATGCAGCCCAGTGAGTTTATAAATAAGAACAGGTTGCCCTTTGCGGAAGGATCAGCTATAAAGTATATATGCAGACATGCAGCGAAAGGGAAAGAGCAAGACATTGATAAAGCAATTCATTACTTAGAAATGATAAAAGAAAGGGATTACAAATAATGTGTAG